TAATAAAAAGGTTGTTTTTGCGTATAAACAATAAAGATTATTCATTTTTATATGCTATTAAGTATAATTTCAGGCGCAAAAAGAAACTCAAAAAGGGTGGGGCGTTACCAGAAAATTATGTATTTTGGCCGTTACAAGTTTCCAGTGATACACAGATTCAGGAACATTCAATGTATAAATCAATGTATCAAGCATTGGAATATATCTTGCCTAGAATATTCAGTTATATTGTTTTAAAAGAACATCCGGCCGAACGTGAAAATATTGATTATCATAAGTTTGAAAACGACTATGTAAAGATAATTAACAGCGATTTAAGCGAGCTTATAGACAAAAGTCAGTATGTTATTACAATCAATTCAAGCGTAGGGTTACAGGCCTTAGAGCGTGGCAAAAATGTAGATGTATATGGCCGTGCTATGTATAGAAATATTCCACAAAAAGACTATACTGACCATTTTAGGGAGTTGTTTATTTCGGGTAATTGGCGACAACCGACAAGTGTATTTTTACGTAAAATAGCAGAAAGGATAGTATGAAAAAAGAAGACAGGAAAACATTAATATTATTTATTGTTTTATTTACTATTATGATAGCTTTGATTATTTTTGTAGAAAGGCCGGGGGGTTATTGGATGGATGGACACCCGACATTCAAGGAAATATGGGAGTTTAATAAAATTTTATGGTATAGTATTGATGATTTTTATAGAAAGTTTGGGGGACTGCCATAATGAAAATAGCCTTTTATTGTGCCAGGTACAAGTCAGACAAAAATATTAATCCTTTGGGTATTGGTTATCTTTACTCATATCTGAAATATACCCGACACGATTTAAAGATAGTAGAAAATTTAAGACAGGCCAAAAGATTCAATCCTGATGTACTTTGCATAAGTTCAGTTTCTCAAGTCATTAACAATGCGATTGCCTTTGCTAAAGAATTTAATTGTGTTAAGATCCTGGGGGGGTATCATATTACTTGTTATCCTAAACTCCCTAGCGTGTTTGATATTGGTGTTATTGGCGAGGGTGAAATAGCTTTATATGATATTATCGGCAAACTTAACAAAGGCGAAACTATTAAAAAGATGGTTTACGGACAGCCGGCAAATTTAGACCTGTTGTCTTATCCTGAGCAAAAAGGATTTTCTATATTCACATCAAGGGGGTGTCCTTATAATTGTACTTTTTGCGCTAACCAGGCATTTTATAAAGGGCGTGTAAGGTTTCGGAGTGTTGATTCTGTGATGGGTGAAATCCATTACTTAAAATTTAGGGGGGCAAAAACTATAAATATTCAGGATGATTTATGGATAGCTGACAAAAAGAGATTTAGGAAATTAGCAAAGTTATGCGAGCCTTTGAAATTAAAATTTCAGGGATTTGTACGGTCAAATTTAATAGATGAAGAAACTATTGTTTTACTCAAAAAGATGGGTTATACTATTGTTCGCTTTGGTGCAGAGACAGGGAGCGAAAGACTTTTGAAACAAGTAAAAGGCGAAGGGATAAGTATAGCAGATCATCAACGCACTATTGATTTATGTAAAAAGTATGATTTAGATTGTGGTGCTTCATTTATCTTTGGATTGCCGGGAGAAACAAAAGAAGATATTCAGCTAACAGTAGATTTTTTAAGACGTAATCCAACATTAAAAATACGTGGCTTTTATCCTTTGAATCCAATACCAGGTACTAAGATTTATGACGATTTAGGGATAACCGAACCAAACTTTAATGATTATATTCGTGACTTTCAAAATCCTTCATTCGATTGGAATACTTTTGGATATTGGAACCCTACGATACCAAGAAATGAATTTATAGAAATAATGAAACCGGTAATAAAAGAATTTACAAGTAAAAATACATTCCTATATGGAATAAAAAAGATAAAAAAATGCTTAGCACTAAATTAAAATTAGTCGATATTGAGGTACATTCAAGATGTAATCGGAAATGCTGGTTTTGCCCAAACTCATACAAAGAGCGTGAATTTGATTTTTTAGGTAATAATGCTTATGAAAGATTATTACAGGATATGAAAGATTATAAAGGAATAATAACCTTTGCAAGATATCACGAACCTTTGGTTAATGGAATAATATTATACAGGAGAATAAAACAGGCAAAAGAAATGACTAAGGCTAAACTATACATAAACACAAATGGCGACTACCTAAATGAAACATCTTTGGATATGTTAAATGATTGTGGTTTAGATGTTATTAACTTACAGTTATATGACGGTTATCAGCAACCTTTTGCAGAACGGTTCGATTATGGTGTTAAGTTTGATTTATATAAATCTGTTCCTGGATGGGTTGAGTGGCGTGGTAAATACAAAAACATAGAAATACGTATGTATTGGCGTGACTTTAAAATGAATGGTGTTAATCGAGGCGATATAAAACTTTCTAACAGAATAAGAACGTCTCCATGTACCCAGCCATTTAATGTATTTATCGACTATACAGGCGATGTTTTACCCTGCTGTAATATGCGGGGGGATATTAATCCCGAATATGTGATGGGGAATATTAACAAAGATTCGATAATTGATATAATGAAATCGAAAAAGGTTAAGGATTTTCAAAAAGAAATGATGACTTTTGAAGTTAAAAAAGGAGTTTGCAGAACCTGTCAATTTGGGCTATTTAGAAATAATATAATAAATAAAATGTTAATAAAAAAGAGGTAAAACTATGGAGAATTTTTTGTATATTTGTTTAGAATATTGGTGGATGATTGTCATGGTCTCCATGATGGTAGTTTCTTTTTCAATAGTCATTCACTACATAAGAAAACAAGATAAAATAATATGCGGAAAATGCGATTATGAAATGGTGCATGAAGGAATTTATTATAAATGTCCTGCGTGCGGATATGTTATAATTAAAATATAAAACTATGGAACATATATCGAACTACTTTGGAGTAATTTTCATTGTATCAATTCTAATAATTTTATTTGTGTTCACAATCATTAAAAAGCCTAAGATTAAACAATGTCCTAAGTGTGGAACCGATAATATGTTATATGATGAGCATTATATTTGTTCAACTTGCAGGAGGGCTTATAACTAAAAAATAAACACTATGGAAAAGATAAAAGAATTAGCAAAAAAATTAATTGAACATATTGAAGATTATGGATATGAACGTGATGGCGTATATTTAGAATATGATATTAATTATATTGCATTTAAAGTATATATTCAATCCCTTCCAGAACAGGAAGAGAAAGAATGTAATATATTTTATTCAAGTAACATAAATGCGACTAAATGTGAAAATTGTGGTAAAGAAAAACACGAACATATTTATATGACTATTTTAAACAATAATAACCAATAACTAATGAAAACCGAACTTTATACAGTAGACAAAGACAGGTTCAATCCTGGTGGGTGTTTATTATTTTCCATATTATTTATAGTGATAATTCTTATGATAATATTCTTATGATATTGACAAGTTATGCAACTATTAAAAATGGCGACTACACAGCCAATGTAATACGACCGTCAAAAAAAGAACGCAGGTATTTAAATAAAAAAGAGTTTTTTGATAAGCGTAAAGAAATAGTTCTGTGGCTCCAGAACCGATATAATAAAATGTTTAGAATGGAATGTATATTTACTGAAATAGACTAACTATGACCGACACAGAAAAAATAAAAAGATTAGCCCAGTTAGAACTTGACAGTATTGCATTGTACGACCAGTTAATTAAAGAATTTGAACAAAAGATTAAACTATGCAATATAAGAATCAATAATTATAACAAAATCTTAAGCAATGAAAAAACTACTAACACTAACAGCAATACTAATTAGCCTGAATTGTTTTGGGCAATATTCTTATGAACCTTTAAGAGTTGGAGTAACAAAATATAATAATACCAACTCATTGGTACATCCTTTAGATTGTGGAATAAGTCAAGATACAACCAAACCAACATTTATTGGATTTGAGGAAGGAAGGACAGGAACTAATGTTGTGCTTGGATATCCGGCACCAGCTTACCCATCACAACCAATATCCCTTGGATATAACGCTGGCTCTCATGCTACTTGTGCAATTATGATAGATAGCACTATAATTGGATGGATAGACAATATGGGCAATTTTCACTTTAAAGAAGGAATTGAAAAGAAAAAATTTACTATTAATGAATTGGAAAAGTTATATAATATTTATCATAGAGAAGTGTATAAACCAACATTTGAAGGATTTATGGACTGGCTAAAAGAAAAGAAATGAAAAAATTAAGTAAGGAAGATAAAAAAACTATTGATGGATTATTGGAGTCCATAGGCAGAATATTAATAATGTCAATGATTCTAATTGATGTACCAAACTCTATTGATGCTACTTTTATAATAGATGAGACGGGCGACGAATATAAACTAAGATTTGAAAAGCTAAAAACTAAACAATGAAATTAAAAGTATATCTAGTGATTGATAAAAACACTAAAATAATCCATGCGGGATTCTGGCACAAAGAAGATGCTGAACACTACATTAAAGATTCGACTAATTTAATAATTAAACCGGTTGAAGTAATATGAAATTGTTAATAACTAAATTATTGTTATTTGTAAAAAATGTTATAAATTTGTATATATGGAAACAGCTATAATATTAATTATCATTTTCGGGCTTGCAATACTGGGTGTTGTTAAAGTTTACTGGGAATATACTCACATGAAATGAAAGAGATAAACACAATCATTTATTTATCTTGTGAACCGTTATATTTTGTAGTAGTACACGATATAACAAACCAGGCGCAACTATTAATCATTAATCTGAATTAGGTATTTAAATAAACTACCTTTGTATGATGTCTAAAATATCAGTAAAGAAGATTGCACTAAATGACATTGCGAAACATATAGAAGAAAACCTATGTAAATTATCAATGATATATAGCGAAATAGTCAAACCATATAGACTAAACAACAAAGAAACAACCAGGTTAAATAAAGAACTAGGATTGGATGTAAAAACATAAACTAATGTCTAAAACTGAGTAAACATTAAATATAAAATTAACTAATGGCTGAAGAACAAAAATACAAAGCACGACCTAAATGTAAATAATTATTTATATCTTTAAGAAACTTAATTATTATGAATACTTACTCAAAATTTTGTCCCAATGTTTTTATAGCTAAATGTACAGAAAAACATAATAAAGGAGACGTTATAATACTTACTACTAGATACGGCAAAGAAAATGAATCTACTATTTTTAATTTTCTGTTTGAAAAAGAAGATCATTATTATTATTCAATAGTTAGAAATGATGGTTTTAACGTTCAGGAATACGCTAAAAAAAGAGCTGAAAGAATGCAAAATGTTGCTTTAAATGCTGAGAAAAAAAGTGATGAATATTACGAAAAATCAAACCAGCATAGAGAGTTTTTAAGTTTGGGCGAACCAATTAAAGTAGGTCACCACAGCGAAGGAAGACACAGAAAAATGTTTGAGCAAGCACACAACAACATGAGCAAATCAGTTGAACAAAGCAAAAGAGTTGAAACATACGAAAGTAAAGCGGAATACTGGGAAGGTAAAACCAATGACATAAATTTATCAATGCCTGAAAGCATAGATTATTTTGAATACAAACTAAACAAAGCAAAAGAAAATCATAAACTTTTAAAAGATAACCCAGAAAAAAGAAGTCATTCATTCTCTTTAACTTATGCGAAAAAAGAAGTTAACGAACTAACTGACAAAGTTAAACTTTCTATTAAATTATGGGGAAGTATTGAAGAAGTATCAAATAAATTAGATCAATATAAATTATTCAGTAATGAGTAAAATAATAGAAATAGATTGGAGTAAGGTAGGACAAATGCTCGAAGCTGAATGCTCAGGGGAACAGATAGCAGGACAATTAGGTATTCATGCTAATACATTATACCAAAGATGTAAGAAGGAATTAAAATTAGATTTTGTTACATTTAAAGCACAAAAAAGAGCAAGTGGAGAACTATTATTGAAAGTCAAACAATTTGAAAGTGCGGTAAAGGATAAGAATATATCAATGCTGATTTGGTTAGGGAAACAAAGATTGGATCAAAAGGATAAATCGGCAACCGAACATGATGTTAGTGATAAACTAAAAGAAGCAATGAAACCATTTAAAGAAAAAAAGGTTGAATGAATGTATTGAAACGTCTCATGTTTTCACATTTCTAAATGAAAACTACCTAAAAACAAAATCTAAAATATTATTTGCCTTAGAAGGAGCCTCTGGAGCTGCTAAGACCTGGGGGGTGCTTGATTTTATTTTAGAATATTGTAGAATCAATGCCTTTGAGACGAAACGAATAGTAATAGGGCGCGAAACCTATAGAGATTGTATCGACACTGTGGCATTTGATTTTTTTAAAAGGATGACCCAGATAGGATGGTATGATATAAACAATCATAGCAGAAGCAATCCCCAATCATATACTCTTTTCGGAAATTTAATTGAATTTACCGGATGGTCTAATAATGGTCAACCATCAAAAAGGCAGGATGTATTATGGTTTAATGAAGTTTTAGAAAGCAGGGAAGAAAATTTTAAACAATACAACCAAAGGACAAATGAAGTTGTTTTATTTGACTGGAATCCTAAAGTGACAGAGCATTGGGTATATGATAAGCTATTAAATAGGCCTGACTGTTTATATAAACTTTGTTTAATGTTCGATAATCCCTTTCTTCCTAAAGGGCAAAGAGATGAACTATTAAGATATGAACCCACTCATCCAGATGATAGACATTTACAGAAAGACAAAAGAAGGCCTCATCCGGTTAATATAAAGAATGGCACTGCTGATGATTTCATGAGTGATGTTTATTTATTTGGTATACGATCGGCACCGACAGGTGTTATTTTTAAATATATTGATTACATAGATTCATTTCCTGAAAATATTGCTTATGATTATGGTATGGACTTTGGGTGGACCGTTGATCCGACCACGATAGTAAAATGTGCGGAAGATCCAAATAATATATGGCTTGAATTGCTTTGTTATGAACCAATAGAGGATCCTGAAACGTTACATGAATATGCTTTATCGAAAGGTATTAATATAAAACTATCAACCACAGCAGACAGCTCAGATAAACATAGCAACGATAAAGGAACTGTTGAAATGGTAAAAGGATTAAGGGATTTAGGATGGAATATTCACAAAGTAAGTAAAACAAAAAGTGTTATTTATTGGATACTTTCGATGAAAAAGAAAAAGATTCATATAGTAAAAAATGATTTATCACACCACGCCGTTAAAGAAGCAGAGAATTATAAATTAAGGGAGATTAATGGAATACAGATCAATCAACCGGTAGATAAATTCAATCATTTTTGGGATAGTTCCAGGTATAGACATATGGCCTTTAATCAATTCTCAGATTTTGAAGTTACTGTAAGATAGTTTAAAAACTAATAACAAATAAAATTATGGAAAAACAAGATTTATTAAATAACCTTATTGAGATTGATACAAGTAATATGATATCGGACTTTGATGAGATGATGGAAGATAAGCATAAGTTAGAACAGGACATATCTAATTTGATAGGTGAGTTTATAAAAAACCACTTAGAAGACAAAGATTGTTTAAATCTTGATATAAAATATAATGTGAACTATTTAAACTGTCAAACAAAATTAATGTTGACTTTTTAATGAAACATTGATTATATAAGGATTTTATGGAATTATATTTTATTATTTTGAATACTATTTAGAATTGTTAATAACTTTATTTATAATTAATATAAATAATACTTATATTTGTAAATTATATAGGCAAAAGAATGCCCCCTGTTTTCTATGCTTAAAAGCGAATGAGTAAAGAATTTATTGAAAAAGCGTATAATTACAAAGATATTACAGACGCTTCAACCCAGCAAGACCAACTATCTTATTTTATAGATTCAAAAATCCAAGACAATAGAACAGATGGTGACTATATATCAAAATGGGCTAATAGAAAATATCAAACAGACGATTATTTTTTAAATTGGATAAAAATAATATTTAGAACGACCAATTTTTTATCTTTTTTTAAATACCTCCGCTACCCTTTACCGTCTTCAAAAATCATTCATAATAGGATAGAGCCACAACTAAGGCGAGTATTCAATGCCGAGGATTCAGATTTTAAATATGATGTATCTAATAAAGTATTATCAGACTTTGAAGAAGATTTGAATATCAAAGAATTTAATAACAATATATTTAAGGAACTATTATACAGGCATAATTCTATATTAATTGCTGATCTCTCACCAACCGAAAAAAATAAACCTTACAGATATTTCCTAGATATTAAAAATGTAGTTTCTATAGAATGCACGAACAAAATTAATAAGATAGCATTTACCGGAAGCATTAAGCATGAGGGCAAAAAAATAGTTGGATATATATATATTGATGATGATAAATATCAATTTTATGATAATAAATATGAATTAATAGCAGAGTCCCCTCATGACCTGGGATATTGCCCTGCCCATTTTATATCATCTAACAGGATGGGTGGAAGCTTCATTATTAGAGAATCATTATTCACATATATAAGAGAAGAAATCGAGGAGTATGTTTTTTTAAAGACATTGCTTAAGATGACAGAGCCGAATGGAGCTATTCCTATCACGACAAAAATACAGGCTAAGGTCAATAAAGAAGAAAAAATATCAGGTTTCGGTGAACCTACTATTGATAACGCAATGTCCAGCCAGCAGGCACAGATATATAACCAAAACGATAATAATTCTGATGGCGATCTACAGGCCGGAACTATTCATGAAGTTACCATAAAATCAATACAGGACAACGAAGGTAAGATAAATATGGATGCTGTAAAAAACTATCTTAATTTCTTTTACATCCCTGTTGAAATCCTGGAATATATAAATACCCGTATTAAGGAGATTGAGAAATCTATTGTTTCTACGATTGTAGGCGATTTCTTAGAAGGCAACGAATCAGCCAAGAACGAA